AGATGTTAATTATGCATCAGCAAAAACAGCACAATATATTTTTGCACGATATACGATTAAGCCAAAAATGGAAAAGCTTGTTCAGCAGCTAAACGAATTTCTACTTCCAATGTTCGTTGGGACAGAAAATATGTTTCTAGATTATAAAAGTCCTGTACCAGAAGATGAAGAAGCAAAATTTAGAAAGTATGAGAGTGGTCTTAAGTTTGGTTGGTTAACGGTAAATGAAGTCAGAAGCGAGGAGGGACTTCAACCCGTAGATGGGGGTGATGATATTAGAATTCCATCTAATGGTGGTTCGATAGATGAAGTTGGTACAGAAGGAAAGAAACTTACGGTAAAGCAAAAAAAGAATTTCGAGCATTCTTCTGATAGATTGTATGAGATGCAAGCTCGTGGTAAGCAATATTTTGAAGTAGAAGAACAGAAAGAAGAAATTAAGCAGTCTATTAAAAAGGCTTTAACTAACATATATAAAAACAAGGGGAAACTTCCAATGGTTACTAAATCTGAGCAGGGAGGTTTCAAACGTATTCTCTCAGAAGAAGAGAGGAAGGCGTATTGGGATGTTAAAAATAGTATTTTCCAGAAATACCAAAAGAAACTCACTGAGGCATTAATTGTAGTTTTCCAAAAACAAAGAAGAAGTACATTAATTAAACTCGGTAAACAAGATAAGATGTATGAATTTTCACATTCAATAAAAGAAAGTGGAAATGATATGTATAAAAAAATTAAACTCGATAAGAAGAAGGAAATAGAAGTTACTCTCGGAATTTCAATGCCGATTATTGAGCAGTTGTTTAAGGAGGCTGGGGATGAAACATTTGAATTACTTCAAATAGATGCAGAGATGGATATAAATGATGATGAAATCCAAAAGCTATTACGTTCAAAGGGGAGAAAGTTTGCAGGAGAAATGGTAGATACTACGAATGATGTGATTAGGAAAGAAATTATCGCAGGAGTAGGAAAGGGAGAGACAATAAACGAATTAAAAAATCGTCTCAAAGGTGTGTTTACTGACGCTGAAGAATTTAGAGCAGAAAGAATTGCACGTACAGAATCATTACGATTTAATGTTTCTGCATCTGAGCAAGCATTTATAGATTCTGGTATTGTTGAAGGAAAGAAGTGGATAACAAATCCGAATGCCTGTGAGTTTTGTTTGGAGTTAGCGGGGAAAACAATAGGGTTGGGTAAGGTGTTCTTGAAAAAGGGTGATACACTATCACCAACAGGTGAAGATGTGAGAGTATTTGATTATGAAGATTTACCAGGACCGCCACTTCATCCTAATTGTGAATGTGACTTGGAGCCAATATTTATAGAAACGAAAAGTATTGAGGAAGCAATTACACCAGTACAAAAAGTAAGTAAACATGTACATAGACATGCTAAGTACAATTAATAATATTATCATTATCATAAATTTAGGAGCCTTATGGAAAAGCAAGAATTAAAAGCAATCACAGAAATCAAAGCAGGAAAGCTGATTGCCATAGCTTCAACTGAAACTGAAGACCGAGCAGGGGATTCACTTAAGGTGAAGGATTGGGATTTCGTTAATTTTATGAAGAATCCTGTACTTCAAGCGGGTCATGATTATAGACCTCAATATACTATTGGTGTAGCGAAGAACATTAGAGTTGATGGTCGTAAGGTCATATTCGAGCCTATCTTTCATGAAATCACACCTCTAGCAAAACAAATTAAGCAAATGTATGAAGAGGGCATACTCAGAGCGTGGAGTGTTGGGTTTATACCTGCTGATGGAAATAAAAGACCAAAGCATGAACTTCTTGAGGTTTCAGCCGTTGCCGTACCTGCTAATCAGGAAGCCTTGATGGTTGAAATGAAGTCTATGGATAAGTCACAAGAACACGAAATAGAATCAAAGCTCAAAGAGTTTGTTGAATCAAATATTGAAGAAAGAGATATTGACAATGATGAAAACGAAGCTCCTAATGAAGAAGATGTACACACCGAAGAAGAATCTGATGTAATTGAAGAAACTCCTGTTTCTGAGGCTCCTGAAACAGAAGAAAAAGATTTCTCTCCATGGAATCCACAATTACCTTCTGTCTTTGCAAAGCAATTTGATGTACGTGAAGTAAAGCCAGCAGGACTTACTTTTGAAAATGATGTGTTTACGAAATTCTTTAATTGTGAAATTAAGGAAGTCTTTACGAATACTTTCCACGTTCCAAGCCCACTAGTTGGAACATATCTTACTGCGGTTAGTCGAATATTTGAAAACTATGATTTGATAGATACTCGTAATTGGTCTTATAGTGGTGTTGAAAATCCTCCAGTGTATGAAGTTATACAGCTTACCGCACAAGAATCACAAGAGTTTCTTGTTGAGGGAACAATGTTCTATAAGATGAAGGGACAAAATAGTCTTGCTGTACAAATATTACCTTCTTGGTCTGGGTTGATGGTTACGCTTATATCGCATAATGACAAACGAGAGTGGAATAAAGAGATGCTTAGTAAGGTGAAAACTTGGGCAGAAGAGAATAATTGGCTACGTGGTCAGAAATTTGCTCTTAGTGGTAAATTTATACAGGATTCAGCACGAAGTTTTGACGATATTGTACTATCAAAGGATAAAATCGAAACAATTAAGCATTCTCTAAAGGTAGTTGATGATGGGGCTAAGAGTAGGGGACTACTTTTTTATGGACCGCCAGGAACAGGAAAGACTATGACTGGTAAAGCATTACTGTCGCATGATTCTACGTTTATTTGGGTGTCAAGTAAGGATATGGATAGAATTGGTGCTGTGTCTGCTTTAAGACTTGCTTTTGAGCTTAGTAGAAACCTTTCTCCTACAATTCTCTTTATTGAGGATGTGGATAAATGGATTGGTGGATATGCTACAGACCTTCTAAAGACCGAGCTTGATGGAATTCAGGAGAACAAGGGTCTTCTTACTATCTTGACATCTAATTATCCAGAGAATCTGCCAGATGCCCTACTCGATAGACCAGGAAGATTCCACGAAGTCATTAAGTTTGACCTTCCAGATGAAGAAACAAGAGCGCAGATGCTATTCAAATGGGCTAATGGAATCAATGAAGAAAAAGCTTTAGAAGTAGCAATAAAGACAGAGGGATATAGTGGAGCACATATTAAAGAATTAATTGATTATTCCTTTATGATTATGGAAGATGAGAATCTTTCAATATCAGAAGCTATTGATAAGGGACTGGATAAATTAAATTCACAAAAAGAATTAATTACTACTATTAGACAAAGTAAGAAAGGTTTTGGTACAATCGAAATGAAGGAAGGACGTGTAATTTCAAAAGGTAATCGTAAGAAATTAGAAGTGGCTCGTGATGCGATTTCAGAAGTCCTCGAAATTGACAGTACGAGTCGGCAAATGGAAGATGAAGTTTCGCAAGAGGATAAAGAACTACGAAAAGCGATAGAAAATGAAATTGCGAAAGAGGCTCATATTACTGGTGATGATATTGATGAGGTGCTTGTAAAAGCTTTACAACACATTGTCAGTGTTAGTAACCGAACACTTCATGCACGAAAGAAGCAAGTAAAAAAGTAATATGGATTTAATTTTAAATTATTCAAAGGAGTAGTACGCTACATACTTTGAAAAAGTGGTTTGATTACATTGAGTGCCGCAAGAAATACTTTTTAGTATATATCTTGTGAACATTATTAAATTTATTAAGACTATTATTATGCGTAAGACTATTAAAGTTGGAGATAAGATTTACGAACTCAAGGAAGTAGATTCTGAAACTCCTGAAGTAGAAGAAGAGGTTGAGGAGGAAGATGAAGTTGAGGAAGAAGTTCCTGCAACAGAAACTCCTGCTCCGAGTGCTGAATTTGATGACTCGAAACTTGATGCAGTTGCAGAAAAGATTGTTGCTCAGTTGGGGCTTGATAAGCTTCATAAGAGACTTGACGACCTTGCATCAGAAAAAGAAACTCCTCATAAGAAAATTTCTGCCCTTATGGATTTGGAGGCTCTTATGAATAAGAGCGTTAAGGAAATGACAACTAAGGAAAAGGTTGTCGGATTCTTCCAGGCTATGGTTCAGAGCAACCATGCTGTTCTTAAGGCTCTCTCAGAGGGTACTGCGGCAGATGGAGGTTATTTGTTCCCTGATGAGTTTCGAGCAGAGGTTATTCGAGATATGGCTGAACAACAGCGTCTTCGAAATGAGGTTACGGTTATCCCAATGCGTAGGGATATTCTCAAAGTTCCTTCATTGGAGTCACGTCCTCTTGTCACATGGACAGAAGAAAATGCAACGAAGTCGACTACAACTGCACATTTTGGAGAAGTCACTCTTACAGTTAAGAAAATGGCGGCTATCCTTTATGCTTCAGATGAGTTGATTGATGATTCGGCTGAAGTAGATGTTGTGAACTTCATTATCGGACTCTTCTCAGAGGCTATTGGTGAGGAAGAAGACCGTGTTATTGCACAGGGTAACGGAACAACAGAACCAACAGGATTGACTACTGCTCAAACAGCAGGAACAATTGCTGGAAGAGCTGTTGCGGGAAACCTTGATTATGATGACCTTATTGACCTTATGTATGACCTTCCATCGAAGTATCATGCAAATGCAAAGTTCTATTCACATAGAGCAAATGTCAGAGAGCTTCGTAAGTTGAAGGATACTAATGGACGTTATCTATGGCAGGAGCCAGTTTCAGCAGGACAGCCATCTACTCTAGCAGGGTATCCTGTTGTTGAAGTCAATTCATTGCCAGAAGCTACAATCTTCTTTGGAGATTTGAAGAAGGCATATTGGCTTGGAGACAGACAGCGAATGACTGTTAAAATATCTCAGGATACAGAAACAGCGTTTACGAAAGACCAGACAGCAATCCGTGTTGTCTCAAGAATTGCAGGTAATGTTGTTCTTGGACAGGCGGTTAAGGCTCTGATAAACATTCCGTAAACTAGCTAGCTTACTGATAGGGGTGGCTTACCCCATAGCTACCCCATTCAGTAAGTGAGATTAATAAGCTATAATATCTCTATGATTCGAACAGTTAAATTCTTAAAGAAATATAATGAATACAGAGAAGGAGATGTGGCGGATTTTTCTAATAATGTTGCCTTTGGGTTGGTTGATTCAGGCGTGGCTAAATATGCAGATGTAGAATCAGCAATTAAGACAACAAAACTTGGGAAAACTAAAGCATTTAAAAAATCTCCCGCTGAATCTTCATTAGATTATAACGAGGAAAATGAATAGTTTGTTAATTTCACTTACTGAAGTACAATGTGTGTAAATATGTAACTAAGCTGTACTATTATTTAATTATTATCAAGTCAATATTATGAAAGAGGGACAAAAAATTCGAGGTTTCTTTAGAGTACAGCTTACTAAGGAAGAAAACGGAACTGAAAAGATAGTTGGTGATTCTGGGTGGAGAGAAAACCAGGTAACAAACCTTGGTATTCAGGATTATATCGTAGATAACTTGGTTGGTGCGGCTGGGGGTAAATCAGTTACTCACATGGCTCTTGGTACTGGTGGTGCTCCTGCTTCAAATGCAACTTCGCTTGCAGGTGAAATTACACATGCGGCTGGTTCACGTAAGGCAGTATCGA